CGGGGAGTGAGGGAATTCTTTAATTCCACGTAAGTCCTCGAATAGGTCACTAAGATCTGGCCATGTGTTGTAGAACCACCCCAATACTTGTTTGATGAATTGTCGTCCATCACAGTTAGCTATCCTTGAGAGTTCTCCCTCTTTGAGGTCAGCACTGAGCACATCAGCGAAGTATTTGGTTATGTCTGCTTCAAAATCCAATGGGTGGAGTCTGTACATGAGGACGTCATATAAGACATCTGAGGTGTCTTTGCGAGAAACTGAGGAGGGCTGCTCGTTTAGTGTCTTAAATACACTGCTCTTGATGCAATTGTTATACCTGTCCCTTGTGACATCTGCGTCAGTCTTGGAGCCGGAGGCATTAGGTTGGACGCTTGATCCCAGTACGATATTGTGAATGTCAGCAGTCGAAGCAACATCAAAGCGTGTGGCGTCCCCGAATGACAACTTCAATTCGTAGCTTCGAGCCCTGCTATTCCACAACAAAAATTCCCTGAAATCTGCAAGAGAGTGTGAAGGTGAAACGGTGTAGTAATAAATGATATGGCACAATACTCTTCCGTTCCTCATTGCTGTAGGACGAATACAAGGTCCTTCCTTGCAGGGCACTGAGTGCACGTCCCACATTTGATGTTCAAATGGAAGGACATAACCCCTAAAGATTTTGGTAAGTTCCATTAAGGGGGTTGCGTTTGCAGGGTAAGCCATGAAGGCGGGGTCTACGTGTAGGAAGTCGAGCATGGTTATGAGATGTTGTGCACAGTGACCATCTGTAGGTAGCGATACTCCTGAGGGAGTGAGGGTCACATCGGGTTGTTCTCCTGGGTAACGAACGGGGTGGCAACAGGTGGGTAAACCGTAGTCGCTGTAGCCAAGAGACATACTGAATAAGTCCCATGGGGTTGGTATGTGGTCGTCTTCTTCACTACTTATCGTGAACATTCCGTTTTCGTACTTGTTGGGAGCGATGGTGAATGAAGTCACTTGCTTACAGATTGGGCATTTGTTACTCTTGGAACCCCACGTTCGGGCACAATCTATGCAAAGAGCATGGTTCTTCTCACAGCTAGAATGAGCTGTATTTTCCAGAGCCAATGTGACGAAGCATATGGGACATTGTGAGTCTGTTGGAGGTCGGGTAGTGGGAAACGGATTTTTGTTGGGATCGTACATGACCATTAGTACTGGCATACCCTCAGAGTCAGTTTGGATGGGTTTGTAAGATACGGAGGGAATTAGGAGTTCTCCTGATGCATTCTCACATTGGGCAGCATGATTAGAGACTCTCAACTGTCGGGGAATGGGTAACGAAGGGTGGAGCAAAAAGAACATGAACCACAGGGACAAGTTATTATGCTTCTTATCTGCTGAAACGACAGCTCCTGGGATGACATCAACATCAAATCTGTTCTTGATAAGAACCCTGTAATGCCACCACTGACTAAGATGGGCTGACA